CTCTAAATCAGGCGAACCCATTAAGGCTTTAGATACAGCACCTAACGCTGCAAAAGCAGCAGTGATAGCAGCAAAAGCTTGCCACCCCGATAAACCAAAAAAAGTTAAGCTTGCTACGCCGCCAGCCGCAATAGCTGAACCGATTGCACTAATTACTGCTGGTATTGCTGCCGCCATTTAATCGCCTATATATTTAGTTAAAACGCGCTCTGTGTTTTTATAGCCGGCACGTTCTGCAATGCTGTCGATTGGTGTATCAACCTTGCTTGTTATTGTAACAAAGCTGACGTTTGCTTTCTTTAGTTCACTTTCTGCGTACTGAATAAGTTTTAGGCCATAAAAGCAAGCCCTGCTTTCTGGTCGTATATAGATAACATCACCCATAGCAAACAGGTGTTCAACATGGTGTATGGCTTGGCTTACAAAAAACACTAGATACCCAGCTAATTCGCCATCAGTTCTTGCAGTGTATATATGCAAAGCTCCAATGCTATCAAGGTGGGCGTATGCCTCCCAGTGCGGGCTTAACTTTATCTTGTCTTGGTTTAACTCAACTTCACGCCAGTGGTCATCTAAAAGCGTAAGCATTTCAGGCTTAACGCTAGCAAGCGATTCACGCGCAAAGACAGCCGTCAATGCTCTGTCTCTCTGCCGTTTCTAACCTTGTTGCCTCTACCGCCTAGTGAGCTGACCGTTCCTTTACCCCAGTTTACTTCTACTTCCTGTATCTTTGTAACAAACTCAAAACCCTTATCAGTTGGGTGTTCAACTTTTTGGTCTTCCGATGTGTATCTGCGCACATTGCTGCGCTCTAGTCGTATTAACTTATTTTCTACAGCTAGCGTTACAGTGCAACTGCTGCCCTCGTCTTGTATGCTCATAACGTCCATAAAGCCGTTAAAAACGTCAACAGGGTTAGTGATAACGTCACCGCTAGAGTTCAGCGTACCAAGCCTGATTCTTACTGGGTTGCCTTGGTAATTGTCGTCTCGCGCCTTCTGCACAATGTCAGAGTTCATGCCAGATAGTGTAGCCGTAACACCTTGAGCAGAAAGGTCGCTGCTTTCTTCAAAGCCTGACAGAGTTAGCAAGTCACCTGCGCCAGTATAGTCCTGAGAAACGTAAACCTCTGCTCTTTGGATTGTTATAACACCGCCCACCTGATTTCTAAGGTGTAAGTTGGTTCGGTTAGATGCAGCAGTGAAAATTATTTCATCATCGCCAGCTTCATAATAAGTCAGCGGCAATATGTCTGAGTTATTAAGTGCATTCCTTACACGCACTCGCAGCTTAACGCCAGTGTGGTTTAGCTTGATTGCATACTTTTGACCAGCAACCGTGTTGAATGTTTGATGTATAAAGACGCGATTAGAAAAGCCAGTGCCAGCAGTTAAAATTGCCGTATCGTTAGCGGCTGTAACTGTGCCAGTGCCAAGCGACACAACTGTCCAATTATTAAGTCCATCTGTGTAGTCGCCGTTGGTTATAACGCTATTACCTGTAGGGGCGCATAAGTCACCGTAACCAGACCAAAGCCGCAAGGTCTCACTATCAAAAGTAAAATCAGCCAAGAAAAAAGGCCTAACTGCACTAGCCGTCAAAGCCGTTGTCATATCTGGGTCTAGTGGTCTACTCATTACAAAGCCTCAGTGCAAGCGATGCTGAATCCGTAAATCGACGCTAGGCTAGTTGACCAGCCTGTATCGTTAGTCGCTAGTCTCCATAAACTCTTGGGCAACGTAAAATCTAAAGCGGTGTTATCTGCAACCTCTGCTCTAAGTGGTGGCTGAAAATGCAATGTATTCTGCCCTGCCGCTTTATCAGCGGTCGCCATGTATAGGTAATCGCCAAGCTGAAAGTATGTTCCAGCAGATACAGCACTAGAGCTTGTCTTGCCGGTCAAAGTGTCAGACCTTACAGGCGTTGCGTTTAAGGTGTTCACGCTCGCCGTAGATGTATGCAGCGGGTGTCCGAATTTAAAGGTTCCAGTCCTACCCTGCAAGCCAACAATAAAGGCTTCAACTGAACGTGCCTCTGCGTAGCTAAGTGGCGGGAAGACTATCTCGCACTCCCAACGCGCACCTGTAAAAGTATGCACTTGCTGGTCAAAAGAAAAGGGCGATTCAGATACAGCTGCTGACTGTCTAAACCGCATATCAATGCTCTGTATTCCAACAGCCGGAAAATCAAGCGGAAAAGTTAAGGACATTTAGCCCCCCATTAAAGCGTTAGAGAATGTGCCGCCGCGTGCTCTAGCTTCTACAACAGCGTTTTTAGTTTGCTCTGTAATTTGTGGCATTAGGCCTGAAATTTCTGCGCGTACAGTCTGCGCTACGCCAGTTGATATATTGATAGTCTGATTGACAACAACACCGCCGCCACCCATACGGTTGTTAGGTATTATAGAGCCTGATTGGTTAGGAACAAACATCTCTTGCCCACGCTCACCAACCATGTAAGGTTGACCAGCCTGAACAGAACCACCGATAGCTTTTTTGCCGAAAAGACCAGAGCTTGCATTACCAAAGCCGCCACCTGTCACTGATTGATTGTTCATTGTACTCATAGAACCTGCAACTGGGGTCGTGCCGCCGCCGCGACCGTCAAGAAATCCAACGATAGCTCCAAAGGCCGCATCTACAACATATTTTTGTATCAGCATTTTTATCAGGCTATCGACAACACTTTTAGCCATTGATTTCATAGCGTCTGCAAAATTAGCCGCGCCAGTTACACCTGCTGTTAAGGCATCAGTCAAACCGTCTAAGCCTTGGGTCGTCAGGCTTTTTAGGTTTTCTTCCATGCTCGGAATGCTATCACTAAATGACTTCACTCCTTTTTCAAAGCTGTTCAATGGTATGACAGTAGGTTCAAAAGCATTCTGCACTGCATCAGGTATTTCACCGACCTTGCTTTTAAATTCCTCTAAGGTAGCAATAGTAGAGTCAAGGTCAATAAGCGGCATATCTTTCGTTTCACCGCGCATTTTATCGCGCTGGTCTACTAATATTTTCCTTTGCGCTTCAAGCTCATCATGCAATGCCTTATCAAACCCCATGCCACCCTGCGCAGCCATGGCAACTCCGCGCATTTTGGCAGATAAGCTGTCTATTTTTTTTGTGAGGTCTTGCTCAACTGCATCAGGAAAAAACCGGCGAAATGCTGCGTGTACCGTATTCGCAATTTCAATAGTGCCGTTTGCAAACTTTTGTATGCCCTTAACGGCTTTTATTAGACCGTCTATAAAGCCAACAGCCATTGCCTTACCAACACCATTGATGCCATTTTTTGTAGCATCTAGCGTTAAAATAAAATCTGTAAATTTAGTTGCTGCAAACTCTATAACTGGTGCAAGAGCCGCGCTAAATTGCATCGTCAATCCTCTAGCTATAGAGAATAGGTCTGAGAGCGCATCGTTTGCCTTCTCTGCCCCAGCAGCAGCATTTCCAGACATCACTATGCCTAGAGCTTCAGCCCTTCCAAACAGCTTATCAAGGCCGTCAGAACCTAACGCTAGGGTGTTAACAAGCGCAGCACCTTCACTGTCAAACAGCTTAAACGCAATTCTTAGCTTATCTGCATCGGTTTCAACATTCTTGAAAGCATCTGCCAGAGTTTTCATCTGCTCATCAAGCGGCATCTTTTGCAGTTTGCTGGCATCTACCCCTAACTCTTTTAGTGCGCCCTTAGCTTCACCTGTACCTTGTGCCGCTTCAGCAGCTCGCCTAGTAAAACGCTGCATAGCCATGTTTAGGGTATTTGTTTCAACGCCTGTAATACTTGCAGCATATTGCAGCTTAGAAAGAGCTTCAGTAGTTGTTCCGATTTTTGCCGCAGTTTTAGCAAGCGCATCTGTAGCATTAAGTGAGCTTTTTACCATATAGGCAAAACCGCCAGCACCAGCAAGAGCGACCAAAGCTGTGCGCATACTGAATATGCTAGATGTTATTGACTTTAAACCGCGCCCAAATAAAGCAAGCCCTCTCATTGCCTGTTGAGATGCTACAGATATAATTATTCTAGTTTGTAGTGCCATTCTGCTCGCTCGCTATTCGAAAGTAGGCGAACCACTCATTTACTTCTGAGAGGCTCATCTGCTCTGCTTCTGCTATGGTTATGTGCAACCTCTCAGCCAACGCAATCATATTCATGCGAAGGTGAGAGGCTCTTAGTTTTTTTCAGCAGCCTCAACGTCAACGATAGATGCAAACATCTGGTTGGCAATGTCACTGATAATATCAGTCTGCTCGCCCATCAAATCAATTCTATCCTCGGCACTGGTAAACAGCTTGTCTCCCGCTTCATCTTCAGCTTTTAAAACAACCATATCAACCATGGCAGCAATAGTAGGTGCCTCCAAGATTGCTTTATGCTTCTTTTG